TTGACTACGAAAAGGTAGGAGTTGTGGAAGGCTACGACATTGTAAATAAGGAGTTAGTAAAGAAATGAAACTTACAAAAAAACAACTAATCCAAATAATCAAGGAAGAAGTTGTTGACTTCCAAAAATATAAGGCACAAAAAGAAAAAGAAGCTTTACGAGATATTGTTATGGTCAATATGTCTGGCGAACCAGCCGTATATGATCCAAGAGATTTTATGTTGGCGGTTGTAGAAACACCAGAACAGCAAGAAGCGATTGAGGACGGAGATTACGAGAGAGCAGAAGAGTTGGGCGTAGAGTTTAAGACGGTTATAGACGAAGAGGAATATGGATACTAATGAAACAACTACTATCCATATTTTTAGTTATACTCTTTGCTTTCCCTGCTTGGGCGCAAGAGGGAGTTATAACTGAACTACAGAAAGGGCAACAAGCACCCTTTACTGGTGTCCTAATGAATCCAACAGCAGCAGCCAAGGTTCTCGCCGACAAGAAGTATACAGCAGAGGAGTGTCGCCTAGAGATAGACAGAGAACTAAAACTGCTATCCGCACAACTGGAGCTTGATTTGCAGATCAGCGACATAAAATTGAAGTCTTCAACAAAAAAGTATGAGCAACTCTTAACCATAAAAGATGAAGAAATTGGCAGACTTCAGGAACTAGCCCTTGAATCGCCCAATGATTATTCTCACTGGTGGTTGGCTGGTGGAGTGCTTGGCGGCATAATTATATCTATATCCGTATTTGCAATTGCGGTGGAGATAAAAAATAATGAGTAGAAGATTTAGAACAATTGGGCAGCTTCAAAACTTTATTCGTAGAAAAGAACAGCCCTTTGATTCTACCACCGCAGGTGGTGATAGCGAGCAAATACAATACAACCGCTCCGGAGCCTCTTCGGGAGTCCCATCTTTTACTTTTGATGAAACAGATCTGAAAATCTCTGACGATACTAAATTATTTTTTGGAACGAATGATGATGCTTTTATAGAATATAATGAAAATGGCGATGATTATTTAGTGATATCTGGATCCAGCAACGGGATTGTCTTGTCAGGATCCACAATTCAAATTGCTGGAACTCTAGAGGGAGCCTCTCCTCTAAAAATCGGGGGGGAATTACAATTTACAAGCACTGGTTCGGCAGGTTCATTTAATTTTGGTCCCAACAATGAGGCAAGAATGTTTTATAGCGATGCAGATTCTTTGATTATATCTGGCTCTTCTACAGGAGGGCTTGTTTTGTCTGGAGCCGTTGTCCATATAGACAAACATTTGGCAATCGGTACATCATCTGCAACCCATGGACTAACTCTGCCGGATACAAGCGACGTGTCTGGTAAAGTCAAGGCAAATGCCTTTGTGTCTTATTCTTCTATTAGATTCAAGAAAAATATAGAACCTTTAGATAATCCAATCAACATTCTCAATAAACTCAATGGAGTTTCCTACAACTGGAAAGACACTGGAAAGAAAGACTACGGATTTATAGCAGAGGAAGTCGGAAAAGTATTGCCAGAAATTGTCGAATGGTCAGCCGATCCCGAATATGCCAATAGCATGGATTATATACGCATTATTTCTTTCTTGGTTGAGGGTGTGAAAGAACAAGATAAAAAAATATCTAAATTAGAAAATAAATTAAAACTTATAAGTGAAAAACTAGATAAAATAAAAGTATAATCACCCAACATGAAGAAAGACCTAAACTATATTGCTAAACTAGAGCAAGCGATTGCGAAGAAATATGGCGCAGAAACAATACAAAATCCAAGATCTACTTGGACGCAAGAGAAAGAAGAGAAATATCTTGAAGAAATAAAACAAATATATAAGAAAGAGATTCAAAAGAGTACATATGATGAGAAAATTCAAGCAAATGGTTTTTTTGTTTCAAAAAAACTACTTACTAACAAGGAAGATAGGACTTGCCCTGCCTGCTTCACTTATTCTTTTGAACAAAAGGACGACGTTTACATGAATAAGTACGATTGCTGCCACCGTTGCTACTTAAAATTCGTCGAGGGCAAAGAAGAACGATGGCAAAACATAGATAAAAGAGTAGAATTTTTATCTGATTATTATAGTCGAGGAGAAAAATAATGGCAACAGCTTTAGAAATTGTAAGGGGTATATCTCAGGTGCTCGCTAACTCATATGACGGAGCGCTAGATGAAAACGGAGATCCAATTAAGATTGGTCTCAAAAGAGAACAAGAGGTAAAAATTACAGATAAGAGAGTTATGGATGGGTTTGGGTGCACAATTGCAGGCAACCGTCTGAGAATCAGCTATCAGTGCGAGCATCCTCTAAAAGAAGTACATCAGGATAACAAATTTGAAAGCGATATTGCTTCAATGATCGAAAGCATCAAAAAGTTTTTGACGAAAGAATACAAGAAAGTTACTGGTGAAACACTCTCCCTCACTAAGGACGGAGAAATTGATATTCTTGTTCAATCCATTTCTAGACAAAGGACAGACGTCACTGCTAAACAACACTACAAAATTGGTGGTCTGAAAGATGTTGTCGGCGTGGAAGAGGTAGACAGAAACAAAGATCCTCAAATCAAAGACCTCGATTCAGCTATCAAGAACTTTATGCAAACGGCTAAAGACTCTTATACTGGTGCTAAGAAGCCTAGCAACTACTCCTCCAAGGACGAGGGCGGTCAAACTCTAAAAGATCTATATAAGGTATAAAAGGTCATGAGATGGCTGGATATCAATTATCAAAAAAACAAATAGTCCAAGAAATCATAAAATGTGGTAAAGACCCCACACATTTCATAAACAATTATGTAAAAATATCACACCCTCTTGAGGGTCAAATACCTTTCAAAACCTTTGACTTTCAAGCAGATCTGCTGGAAGACTTCAATGATTACCGCTTCAATATTGTCCTAAAAGCAAGACAGCTTGGCATCTCAACCATTGTTGCTGCATACGTTGCTTGGATGATGGTTTTCCACAGAGACAAAAACATTCTTGTGATTGCAACAAAGTTTGGAACTGCAACAAACCTTGTAAAAAAAGTAAAAAGCATGATAAAAAACCTTCCTGATTGGGTTCGCATAGCAGATGTGTCAATTGATAATAGAGCCTCATTTGAGTTGAGTAATGGCTCCCAAATTAAAGCCTCATCAACCTCTGGCGATGCTGGACGTTCAGAAGCATTATCTCTTCTTGTTATTGACGAGGCAGCACATGTTGAGGGACTAGATGAGCTTTGGACTGGTTTGTATCCTACGCTGTCTACTGGTGGTCGCTGCATCGCACTTTCTACTCCAAATGGTGTTGGCAACTGGTTCCATCAATCATATACGGACGCAGAAACACAAAATAACGATTTTCACCCAACAATTTTACCATGGGATGTTCATCCCGATAGAGACAAAACTTGGTTTGATAAAGAAACACGGAACATGTCGAGAAGACAGATCGCACAAGAGCTTGAATGCAACTTCAACACTTCCGGGGAGTCTGTTATACACCCAGATGATATAAATAAAATGGAAGAATTTACCATATGCGAGCCGAAATATAAGACAGGGTTTGATAGGAATTTATGGATTTGGGAGCCGTATGAGTCTGGTAATACCTATGTTTTAGTCGCAGACGTTGCACGAGGAGATGGTAGAGACCATTCTGCTTTTCACATTATTAACGCAGACACTATGGAACAGGTTGCTGAATATCAGGGCAAGCCAAATCTGGAAATGTATGCAAACCTTCTAAACCAGACCGGGAGGGAATACGGAGAATGCCTTGTTGTGGTTGAAAACAATAACATTGGTTTCTCAGTGCTGGAGAAACTAACAAATGAATATGAGTATCCTAATTTATACTATTCAGTAAAGTCTACTCACGAATACGTCGAGCAGGTTATTGCAGAGCATCAGTCCAATACTGTCGCTGGTTTTACCACATCGATGAAAACTAGACCACTAATTATCGCCAAACTAGAAGAATTCGTAAGAAATCAACTAATTACTTTGCGCTCAATTCGCTTAGTCAACGAATTGAGAACTTTTATTTGGAATAACGGCAGAGCACAGGCAATGCGAGGCTACAATGATGACTTGACTATGAGTATCGCAATTGCATGCTGGGTAAAAGATACTGCACTAACAACAAATAAAAGGGCTATGGAATATAACAAAGCTTTTATTAGCTCCATGATTACGACTAAAACATCTCTTAATACGACGATACCGGGACAAAAGGGGTATAAAGAAGTGAGAAAGGGTGATAAAATAAAAAAGCAGCAGCAATTTGAATGGCTCTACAAAGGATGAAATAAATGGTTGACCAACAAAAAAACCCAAGACAAGCGAATTCACCACTCTTCAAAAGACTAACCAGACTTTTTTCTGGACCAATTGTAAACTACCGTGCTCAAACCCCACGCCAACTTAGAAGAGCGCAACTGAACAAGTATGATTTCACATCAGCTAGCGGGATGTCTTTCAAAAAAGCCTCGTATGAACCTCTAAGCGGCTATCCAATGAATTCTGTAATGGGCAATCTGAGCAGGGCTGAAAGGTATGCCGACTTTGATCAGATGGAATACATGCCAGAATTAGCATCAGCAATGGACATTTACGCTGATGAAATGACAACATCTTCAGAGTTACAAGAGCTTTTGCGTATTGACTGCCCAAATGATGAGATCAAAGCCGTGCTGGAAACGCTTTATCACAACGTTCTCAATATTGACCACAACCTCTTTGGTTGGTGCAGAACGATGTGCAAATTTGGTGATTATTTTCTTTATCTAGATATCGACGAGCAAATGGGAATTACAAATGTGATCGGGTTGCCAACTCCTGAAATTGAGAGATTGGAAGGTGAGGACAAGACCAACCCAAATTACGTCCAATATCAGTGGAATTCTGGAGGTCTCACCTTTGAAAACTGGCAGATTGGGCACTTTAGAATTTTAGGCAACGATAAATATGCTCCATACGGCACATCAGTGTTAGAGCCAGCCCGTCGTATCTGGAGACAACTCACTCTTCTTGAGGATGCAATGATGGCTTATCGTATTGTTAGGTCACCTGAGCGCCGCGTGTTTTATATCGATGTTGGTAACATTGCGCCGCAAGACATCGAGCAATACATGCAAAAGGTTATGACTCAAATGAAGCGAAATCAGGTTGTTGACCCAACCACCGGTCGCGTTGATTTGAGATACAATCCTATGTCAGTCGAGGAAGATTATTTTATACCAACAAGAGGCAACGTTAGTTCTAAAATTGAAACACTAGCTGGGGGAACTTATACCGGTGACATCGATGATGTAAAATACCTTAGAGACAAGCTATTCTCCGCTATCAAAATTCCTGCTTCTTATTTGACAACTTCTGAGGAGGGCGCTGAAGATAAGACAACTCTAGCACAAAAAGACATCCGCTTTGCTAGAACTATCCAAAGATTACAGCGAGCGGTAATTACAGAGCTTGAAAAGATTGGAATTATTCACCTTTATACTCTTGGATTCAGGCAGGAAGATTTGATTTCTTTCAAGCTGTACTTAAACAATCCGTCTAGAATCGCAGAGTTGCAAGAGCTAGAGCACTGGAGAACTAAATTTGAAATTGCGTCCAACGCAACAGAAGGATTCTTCAGCAAACGCTGGGTTGCACACAACATCTTTAACTTGTCTGACGAAGAATTCTTGAGAGTTCAAAGGGAAATGTTCCACGATAGAAAAGTACAAGCCCTTCTTGATGCTGCTGGAGAGGCTGTTACCGCCGAAGGCGGTGCTGGCGGGG